TATTAAGGATATGGTAGCACCTCAGTACACGTTTAACAATGATGTGTTAGATAGGTGTGAGGATGCGTTTTTCAATGATATCTGTAATATTTTGGGAGATAAAATCACACAATTAGAGGTGTATACACAAGATGTTGCTTTGAATGGCGTTGATGGTGTGACATTTGTTGATATGTTAAATACGTCAACAAGTGCTGGTAACCCCTTCAAGAAATCTAAGAAGCATTTTTTGACTTTTACTTCAACGGGGAAAATTGAAAGTGTAGATCCTGTTATTTTGGAAAGAGTTAAGAAAATTGAGGAATGCTATGATAATGGAGTGCGCTTTCATCCCCAGTTTTGTGGACACTTGAAGGATGAACCAACACCTCAGAAGAAGATTGCAGCTGGGAAAACTCGTGTGTTCACTGGTGGTGAGTTTGCATGGTCCATAGTCGTTAGACGTTATCTCTTGTCACACATCCGTTTAATCCAGAATAATCCATATGCGTTTGAGGCAATGCCTTGTATCGTGGCTCAATCTAAGGAGTGGGGCACTTTACATGCATATTTGACTAAATTCGGTGATCATAAAATCATTGCTGGTGATTACGGTAAGTTTGATAAAAAGATGGCAGCAGCGTTTATTCTAAGTGCGTTCAGAATTTTGGAACGTTTAGCGTTGAAGGCTGGCTGGCCTGAATCTGATTTGCAGTATATTCGGTGCATAGCTAATGATACAGCATTCCCAACCATAGATTTTAATGGGGACTTGATTGAGATACAGGGTAATCCTTCTGGTCATCCGTTGACAGTTATTATTAATTGTTTGGTGAACAGTTTGTATATGCGCTATGCCTTCCATCATATCTCACATAAGCCGCTTGCCCATTTTCGGAAATATGTGAATCTAGCTACTTATGGTGATGACAACATCATGGGTGTTTCAGATGATTGTCCTAACTTTAACCATACTCGTATTTCAGTAATTATGAAGTTGATTGGAGTGGATTATACTATGGCTGAGAAGGAAGAGATCGGAAGAGCG